TTATTTTTTTGCCGTTTTTTGCCCCACTTTTTTCAACCCCGATTTTGGTGGGACAATTTTGTTCTCCATTTGCTCCGGCATGAGCTTATGAATCGCGTTGCCAGCGAGCTTTTTGCGGCTGGCGTTGCGTGTATAGAGCGTCGTCTGCTGCTTCGTTGTCCAACCGAAAATTGCCATCAGCTCGTCATCGGTCGCACCATTCTCGGCTGCAATGGTCGCCCCCGCTTTTCGCAGACCGTGGGCCGTGCAGTGCGGCAAGCCAGCATCATCGCACCAATCGCGGACACGGTTGCCTAACCCGTTTGGCGTGAACGGGCGTCCATACTCCGTGATCAGGAAGGACATGTCTCCCGTTTTGCTTTCGAGCATTGTTTTCTGAAGAATCGGCAATATCGGGATCTCTACCGTTACGTTGCTGCTGTGCTGGGTCTTCGGCGGGCGATATTTTATCCAGCCCGCATTCATGTGCTGCTTTCCTACGCGCGACAGGTCTGCAATTCTCAGCCCGGTAAAAAGCGCCAAATGAAGGAACAGGCGAGCCTTGCTTCCGGCGGGGTGCTTTGCCTCAAACTGGCTGACTTCATCCACGGTCCAAGTATGAAAAGATTGATCTGCCTTCGCGCGCGGAATGCCGTGGGCTGGATTTATTTTGATATAACCGTTGTGATAACCCCAGTCGAACAGCGCAGAGATTGCTTTCACGACATTATTTCGAGCGCCCGGAGTATCGCGCAACTGATCGCGGGCTTCGGTGATGTGCCGCTTTTCCATGGCAAGAAAAGGCAGATCGCCTCGACGGTGCTTAGTTGTTCGGCTGTCGCAAACTTCTTCCAGCATCGTTACGCGGCGGGTGAAGGTTCCGTCGCTGACAGTTCCTTTGGCGCGGGTTTTGTACTGCTCCAACAACCATTGAAAGCTTCCTGACTTCGCAGATTTCGTAACAGGTGCAACAGCTGTGCTTGCGGGCTCATAAGGTATACCCAGTCGAGCGCAAGCTACCTCCCGGTCAAACGCTTCTGTTCCCGGCTTCTCATGCAGGCGCACCTTTGGGCGCCCAGCCTTTCTGAAGTAGAGGCGGACGTTATTAAACCTGTCTCGATCTACGCTTACGCCTTTCGGCAGTTTGTTCTCGGTGCTCATCCGTCCCAAGGATTGCCTGTTGCGCTGAGCCCGTCAATATGCTCAAGCCGGTGCGGCATAGCCCGCCACGCTTCACCCAGTTCGGAAACGTCCCAAACCAGCCGCCCGCCCAAGAGTCTTGGCTGGGGCAACTGGCGGCTCTCGACCAGTCTGTCGAACAAGCTAGGGCTGATGTCGAAGAGTGCTGCTGCTTTCAGCCTGCCTACTCCAAATGGCGGCAATGAATGCGGCAGAGATTCCATGCGCTGCGCTTTAGCTGACATGAATGGTCTCCAGAATCTTGCAATCTGGGATCGAAGGCTTATCTTTCCTGCGAAACAACAAACTGCCAATGCCATGACGACATTTCATTTTGATACGCGGCAAGAGCCGGATGGAACGTGGACCGTTGTCAAGCTTTCGACGGGGGAGCCTGCGAAGCTGAACGGTCAGTTTTGCTGCAATCTGCGGCGCGATGAGGCGCAGGAAATCGCCAACTATCTGAATACGTTGGAGAGCGACGATCATGATGTGCCGCCATCCAAGTAAATAAGTTTCCAAGTTGGGTGGAAGATCGATGTATGTTGTTCGCCATCCATCTGGATTCTAAGTCTGCCGCCCGATGCGCTACGAATGGTTCCGAAGATGGACTTCGTTTTGTCCTTCCACCCTCCGGTGTATTGAACGCGACCGCCACGCTTGGCGGGAACACTATAGTTCTTTCTAACCCACGCCATGCTCACGATTATGCCTCCTTGCTCGGGTCGCCTCTCAGGACATAACCAACACCTGCTTCGCCTATTATCGGATAGCCCGCGCTTCGCAGGGCCGATATATCGCGATAAATTGTTCGATCGGTCGTATTGAAGTGCGCCGATAGCTCGCCAGCTGTGATCTTGAACCGGGTTTGCAAGACGGCAACAATCATCCGTCTGCGGTTTCCAACGCGCTCGACAATCTCATGATATGGATTTTCAGGACCTGGCATCATGGCAGTCACCTCAGATCACTTGAAGTTCTTGGAGCATGCGCATCACGAAAGGTTCGAGATCGGATGCGGTCATATAAACGATCTCGTGCTGCGATCCTCCGCATCCATCTTGCACTTCAGCTGTGACGGTCTCGCTGCGCAACGCGTATTCGATCGCATATCGGATTTCTGATTCTGTTGGCTTTGCTTTGGGCGTCATGATTTTCGCGCTCCTATCAACGCATTGGCATGATGATGAACAGGGGAAGGTCGCCCGCTTCTGGATCCTGTACGGGCGAAACGAGGCACGGGCTGGTGGGCGATTCTAGCGCGAACCGCACCTCTTCAGAGCCGATGGCGCTGAGTACGTTGGTGCAGTACTTGTAGCTGAGGGCAATAACCGTATCTTCTGGGTGGCTATCAGAGAGCGAAACCGCATCTTCCATAGTGCCAGCCTGCGGATTTTCGATCTCCAGCCGGACGTCATCCGCCCCGAACGCGAATTTGATAGCATCTGATTTTTCGCTGACGACCAGGCTGACGCGACTTATCGCTGCGAGCATGGCTTCGCGATCAACATGATAGAATTTGTCGTTCCGCGTTGGGATGATGCGCTGATAATCGGGGTATGTGCCGTCAACAAGCTTCGACGTTACCGTCACGCCATCTTGAAACGAAGCTCGGATTTTGCTGTCCGACAAGCTGATCGCGACATCGCCACTCGCCTTGGTGCAGTGTGCCAGCAGTGGCAAAACACCGCGCGGGATAATCACCCCCGGCATTCCATCACAGCCGTCTGGGGCGTTGACCTTCATGTGTGCAAACTGATGCCCATCTGTGGCAACGAAGGTCAGCTTTCCTTTATCGCTATGCATGAATATACCATTCAGGTAATAGCGCTGCTCTTCGGTTGAGACCGCAAATCCTACCGTTGATAGCACGCGCGATAAGTCATTGGCCGATAGGGAGAACCCGTGCGGGAAATTGTTGCCCGGCATCACGGGAAAGTCTGAAGCCGGAAGTACCGGTATCTGCAAACGCGAGCGACCGGCCCGGATATTGATGATGGCATTGTCACCTTCGAACTCGATCTCGCAGCCGTCGGGCAATTTGCCAACGGCGCTATGCAGAAGTGCCGAAGATACGGTGAAGGCTGGGAATTTTGGAATGCCGGCCTGAAGCGCACGCGCCTTTACCTCAACGTCAAGATTTGTGCCCGAGACAGTCAGGTGCCCATCTTCCCATGCGATCAGCACGTTGCCCAGAATGGGAACGGTGGGGCGCTTTTCGACCGCGCGATTGACTACCGCGAGTGCGGGTAACAAGGCTCGACGCTCAATAGTGAAGTGAGTAATTTGCGGTGCTGCATTTTCACGATTTTTCATGGCGATCCTATTCACTAAGCGGCCCGTGAAGGCGCTTGCGCTTGAACATTGAGGGATTTGAGAAGATTGCGGCTGTCAGCCCACTGGGCATGGCCGATCCATGCGGCAAGGAAGCGTTCCAGCCGCTTGTGCTCACCGCCTGCGCGGTAGGCTTTGATCTTGCGGCGAGCCCGGATCACACTGTCGCGCCGCAACAGCTTGTGCGTGGGCCAGATGCGATAGCCGACGAAATTTGCACCTCGGCTTATCGGCTGGATACTCCATTTGGAAAAGCGCAGGCCGAGTTGGTCGCGCGACAGATCTTCAATGGACGTCCGGACCTTGCGCAGATGCTCGGATGAATGGCCGAGAACGACGATATCATCCATGTAACGATACCAGTACTTCTCGCCCAGACCCTGTTGCAGATGTCGATCTACGACACCGCCATAAATGTTGGCGAGGATCTGCGACAACAGGTTGCCAATCGGTAGCCCGATGCCGTCACGTGGCAGCATGGTTTCGATCAAATGCACGGTTGCCTTGCAGGATATCTTCGCCTCGATCAACTGCCAGAGTTTGCCGTGCTCGATGCTGGCGAAATATCGTGAGAAATCAGTTTTCAGGATGTAGAGCGGTTGGTTGCCCTTGGTTAACCTGCGCATATCGGACTGCACGGCAATTGCTGCGGCGTGCGTTCCTTTCCCTGCGCGGCAAGCAAAACTGCGCGGCAATAGCGTTGCCTCGAATATCGGTCCGATAACGGCGCAAAGCGCATGCTGGGCGATACGATCCTCGAAAGGCAGCGCCGATATCATCCGCACCTTTGGATCGTATATCTTGAACTCGCGTGGCTGTCCTGGTCGATACGTGCCGTCACGCATCGCGCGTGCCAGATCCTCAAGATTGAGGATGGAAAACTCATTGTATTCGAGGAAACCGGGTGTCAGACGCTTCGCGCTCGATGTCAGACGGTAGGCGTGGCGCATATTGGCGTCGGACGTGATCTTCTCGATCAGGTTTCGGTATTTCTTTCCCATGGTATTGCCCCCGCAATGCCGGTCGCGGGTTTCGACAGCGTGACCGCTGCTACTCCCCGCTTTACCGGACCCCGTAATGTATTCGCCTAAGCCGGACGCTCGGGCCGACCACCCTGACGGCGCGACAGGTGCCGCATTGCCGTCATCGGAGGAAGATGACCGGCATGGCCGTGACCGATGCCGAGTCGTGAATGGGGTGTCGCTAGCGCCGCGCGCGCCGATGTTCTCGTTCGAGTTCTCGGCCCAGTTGTCCAAGTTCGCGTACCGCGAGCCCGCGTTCGATCCGTTGATCCACGAGCCGCCAAAGATGGACGGGCGCAACAGCGTCATGACCCCGACCGCCCGTTGCTTTTTGCAGTCTTGATCCACTGGCCAAGCATCGCTCCGGTTTCAGCGATATGGCGAAGCGCCACGCGATGCTGGTGGTGGGAAACGAATTTCAGCTTGGGACTGGCTGCAAAGCGCAACCAGAAGCGCAGCGTTGCCAGATTGGCGTCTGCTGCATAAAGCTTTGAAGCCTGTTTCGACTTCGCCGCCTGATAGAGAAGGCCGACTTGATCAAATAGCAGATCAATCATCTTGTCCCGCAATATGCCGTGGCGGCGCGGGCAGGCTTGAATGATCGGATAAAGATAGGCGACGGCGCCCTCGAATTTCTCGACAATCGCCAGATCCTGCGTATTTACAAATTCATCTCGTGTCATGACGGGCGATT